GAGGAGAACCACCAATTAAAAAAGCAGAGGGTGGTATCATAGGAGAAGTACAAAATTTAATTAACGCAGGATTAAAATCAGGATCTGATTTAGTCTCTGGTGCTGGTAGATTTATTTTAGGTGCTGCATCTAGAGTACCAGGTTTAGGATTATTAGCTGCTGGATTAAATAGATTTACGCAACCAACAATTGACAGAGGTGTTGGATCTTTATTTATAGATTCAAGTGGTGAAACTGTTGATGACCTTGGAAGATTAACAAGCGGTGTTATGCAAGGCTACAACACTAATTTTGATTTAGCTAAAACAGCGGGACAAAGAATAGCAAATATTAGAAATAGAAAATTTAATCCTAACTCTCCATTAGCTTTACAAAAGATAGCACAACTAGAACAGTTTCAAAGAGATTTTGAAGAAGCTCAAAAACAAAGAGCAAAACAATTAGCAAGACAAAATGTTATTACATACGGATCAGATGGACCAGGACCAGGTGAAACTACATCAGGAACTTTTGGAGCGTCTGTAAATGATGCATCAACATTTAGTGATTACTCATAGGAAAAAATAATGAATAATATTCTTACACCAAATGTTGTAAACTCAAAACAACTTTTTCAAATTTTAAAAGATGCTGGAATAGATTTAAGACAAGGAAACATAAGTCAGTTTGTTAAAAGGTATGGAATCTCAAATCCTAAATCTGTTGATGTAGAATACATAGATAAAAGAACTGGTTCAGCCAACAGAGTTTCTACGTATAAAAATCCTAAATCTTTTTATGTTAAACCAACAGCAACAGAATTAAAAAAAATTAAAGAACAGTATGATATAAATATATTAAAGAAAACAGATAAAGGTCCAGGTAAAATTGCTTTTGATAAAAGAAATAAAAGAGCCAAAGAACTTTTAAAAACTAAAAAATACACAATAGCACAAGCAAATGAAATATTAAAATCAGAGTTTCCTGAAATTAAAAAAACAGGAATGAAAAGCACTTTACAAAAATTAGCTAAAAATATTAAAGGCATCCCAAGCGGTGTGGTAGGAGACACTGCCACTTCAGTCGTAAAAGTAAAAAAAGATTTAGAAAAATTAAATAATTCTGAAATAAAAAATTTAATTAAAGCAGGAAACACAAGATTAGAAACTTTAACAAAAAAAACAAGTAGACTTTTAGGCGTTAGTATAGATTTAGCAGAAAGAAGACTTGGTCAATTAATAGATGCTTATAGTGGAGACGAAAGATATATCAAACCAAAAAAAGATGATTTATTTTTAAGAGGAGCAGCAAAGTTAACCAAAGGTCTTGGTGATGTAACAAAAAGAAAT